GAATACCTCCTGTTAATCCTTTCCAACTCCGTATCTGATTGCCATTTCCTTCACAATAGCTGTATATCCCTCGATCAACTTCTTATCCTCTGCAATAATATCCACATAGGATAATTTGTCTCTGGTTGATTTACAGATACCCTCGTCAGCCATGCGCCTGCGCTTATTAGTCAGCCGCTGTTTCAGATTTACACCCATTCGCTTTGACAACAGTTCGTAGCTTTCGGCTCTTACTTGGCTGTATGCCTGTCCGCCACCAAGTTCCATGCTGATTTTTCTTAAAATATTTCCAGTATCATCACGCCATGATGTTGTATCAAGTGCAACCACTTCCCGAATACTCTCAACTCTCTGTTCCACATGGTTCAGTTGTTCCGCCTGCCGTTTCTGTTCTAACTGCTGTTCTGCTACAGAATTGAAAATCTTCTGGAACATCTGCAACTCCGGTGATAATTGGTTGAGGTCAATTACCTTCTGTTTCATGCGCTCTTCCAAATGCGTAAAATACTCACGCGCTTCTTCTGCTTTCTCTCCGTTTCCTTTCATGGAAAGTTTCTTTGCGAAATGTGCTGTGAGTTTGTAATCATCAGCAAAATTTCCTCTGCTACTTTCATTCGCCATTGATGGCGAGTAAAAATAATCCTCATTTTCAGTAGCAAATTCATTGTCTACAATATTCGCTTTCGCCCATCTGGAATAATGGCTTTTATCCATTTCCAAGAACTCATACAACTTCTTTGCGGTGGTCATTCCATTTTCATCGACACCAAGTGCAATCTCAATCGGCGTCTGCATTTTTGCTTGTTTTAACTCTTCCGTTTCCTCCAACTCCTTTCCGTGTTATAATTCCCTTATCATCAAATAAGGGAGGTGCTACAATGATTGAAAAGACAATTCATGACTTAGCTGTCACATATGCCAGTTCAAAACTTTCAGAATATGAAATTGACAAACGCGAAGCTCCACTTTGCGGAAATACAGAAATGTCATCCGAAGAAGTTCTGTATTTAAAAGCGGCATACGATTTTGCTGTCAAAAATCTTTCGGAGTAGGTTCGTACCTTTCTCCAACCATTGCATGAGAAACAGCTTCTTTTATCACTTCATGCTGTTTCTCCTCTGAAACGGACTGCTCAATGCGTTTTAGTGTACCGTCAATACTCTTTAACGTGTTGAGCATTTCTTTTAAAATTCTCACTGCATTTCTCCTTTCTCATTATTTTTAGGGCAAGCCTGTTCGTTAGCTAAAATCATTCCCTCTGCGACTCCGAGAACGTAGCTCTGTTTCTCTTTATCAAGTTTTGGAATTGCTTTTGAAATCCTAACAATTAGGTCTTTTTCCTTTTCGCTCATTTGGTTCACTTCCTTTCTTGTTGACTTTGTAAGCATACAATATCATACAATGTAATCAATGTCAATACCTTTTTGTTGACATTGTTAGCAATTAGTGATATATTATTTTTTGCAGGAAGGAGGTGCTTGATAAAATGAAAGAACGTATAAAATTTTTACGTGAAAAACTAGGGAAAAGCCAAGAAGAATTTGGCAAGGAACTTGGATTATCAAGAAATTACATTTCTTTAATAGAAAATGGTCAAAGAAATTTATCAGACCAGTCCTTAAAGGTTCTTTGCTCTTTGTATTCGGTAAATGAAGAATGGGTTCGAACCGGAAAAGGAAATATGGAAAAATCCAGAACAAAAAATCAAGAAGTTTTTGATTTTGCAAATAAAGTGATGGATTTGCCAGACAAAAAATTTAAGAAACGCTTTATAGAAGCATTGGCAAAGCTCGATGAAAGAGATTGGGAATGCCTAGAAAAAATTGTATTAGAAATAACAAAAGAGGGCTAATTGCCCTCTTTTGTTATATTTATTACTGCCTTTAGTATTTGACTTAAAATCCAAGTATCGTCAATTTCAGATATTTTTTTTATTAGCTCTTTTTTGTAGTTCTCATTTACTTCGTTTTCCCCCATATTGATTTCCTCCAATCATTCCGCACTTCTGATAGCGATAAACAAATTATAGAACTTATGTTCGATACCGTCAACCCCATTTGACAAATTGCTACAAATTACAAACTCGTTTGTAGTTGAGGGACAAGAAAACGCCTTATCCCGCCCCTCAGCCAGAACTTGAAGTGCCCTTATCGGACAATTTTATTTTACAAATTTTTCCACCATTATTCAAACCATTTCGGTCGCAAGTTTCGACAGGTAAATTTCTTATTGTCACAGAATGTCGATTGATTAGTTTAAATTTTGTTAAAAAATTAATTACTGGTTGAAAATTATGCATCTGCCAGTTATCTGTGATGAATTTTAAGTGAATAATTTTCCTTTCTGCCCGTAGGCTTTATGCAAAAGAGCCGGCTACACAACACATGGTCATGTAATCGGCTCTTAGGCTCTTGATTTTATTATATTTAATTTTTAATGCAGTTTTTTTACAGCTTAGGTGCGATCTTTACCATATTTAACCATTCCTGCACATTAAGATTTGAACCTGAGTTCTGATAAGTACTGAGTGTACCAGTCTGTCCCGGTCCGAAAGTGCCACCACTCGTTACCTGTAAAGTTGATGCACCGCCGGATACCGCAGGAACTCTGACTCGTCCCATGACATAGTTAGATGTTGTATTTGTTATAAAAACTTCACGAAACCCATTTGCGTTTGAACTGAAAGTGACAAGACCTGTAATAAGATAATACCCATCATCCGGGACAGTGAAATACTGCACGACAGGAGTTTGGTCATTATAATTTGTTGCAGTATTGGATAAGGCAGATACATTATTTTTGGCATCTGACTTTTTTAAATATGTGTCTGGAATGTTATTACCATCATAATCTGCACTAGCACGGGCAACTCGTACGCCAGGATAAGTATCATTCTGCTCGTTGTGTGCAATGAGATCTATCATATTATCATTATTAATATTAAACATTGGCATAAGCGAACCCATAATTCCAGACCAGTCGCTTTTCATTATTTTAATAAAATACTTATTTGCTAAACCGCTGTTTAACGATGATATCGCCCCGGTACAAGTACCATTCCCAATCTTAGAAATGTCTGTCGTTCCAAGCATTTTATAGAGATACCGCACATTCTTGAACATCTGTGACACCTTTGCAAAAATTGAAGAGTGTTTTTCGCCGCTTGATAATTTTGATACAGTCGTCCACGCTGACGCTGATCCGTTTGCCACATCACTACTCGTAAAAGTTGCTGTATTCTCTGCTGTATCTCCCCCGGTTGACACTGCGCCAACATCTTTTGCCGTAAGCACTACATTTCCACGACGGAAAGAATCTTCATTTACACCTTTGATTCCGGTAACTGGAGTTCCGGCCAGCACGTCCCACTTTTCATCTGATGTTTTATAAATATTGGCACCTGCCGGAATTACATTCCCGGCTCCCTCTTTAAAATCATCCGTGGTTGTAAATTCGTCTGAAATATTGAACATCCACCCTGTGCTAACATCCGCAAGTGCCGGAAGATCTGCAAATGCAACTGTTCCGTGTGGCTGCAATCCACCTTTAAGTCCTTCTGATACATCTTTTGCCTGCTGATAGTAATACTTGGCATTGTCAGAATCCTCGCCCTCTCTGCTTCCTGTACCACCAACAGCATAACTCTGTGCCTTGGTTGCACTTTCTTCTGCAGATTCCGCCTTACCGATGATCTCCGCAGCCTTTTGAGTTGCAATATCTGCTTTTTCGGCTGCTGTATCAGCTGACTGACTGGCGGATGATGCTTTCTCCGTGGCTGTGGCGGATGATTCACTGGCGGATGTCTCACTGACTTTTGCGTTGCTTTCGGATGCCTCTGCCGCCGTAGCTGACTTCGCTGCCGCTGTCTCTGACGCTTTGGCATTGGTTTCGGATGTTTTTGCCGCTGTTTCACTGGCTTTTGCAGCATTCTCACTTGCTTTGGCGTTGGCTTCGGACTTTGCCGCTGCCTGCTGGCTTGACTCTGCCTTTGCCACTTCCACTTTGATTTTCGCAAGATAGTTTGGCTCCAAGTGTTTTTCCTCGATGCTACCCTCTTTGACGATGGCAGACACTTTTCCATCCTTATCAATATAAAAAGCTACCGTATCAGAATCAAGGAACTCATACTGTGTAATCAGTGCCGACAGGTCTATGTACTGTTTCGTGCCATCAATCAGAGTCAGGATAATCTGCTGTGTAGTCGGGTTATAATCGAAGTTGATTGCGATTTTCTCCATCTGTGTATCAATCGTAATCTTAGAACCGTTCTTTTTTGTGATCGTAATGATTCCGGTCGATTCCTCAAAGGTCACGTCTGCAACAAGAGTTGCTACCTCTGTCTTGGTTGCTTTTGTCGCATCCAGGGTAACTACATTGTCGTCAATAATGCCGATAGCACTATCCATTTTGTTGAGGTTTCGTTCGTTCAACGGAGTCTCATCGCTTGGGTAATTCTCCCAGTTGATAGGTACGTGTGCTTTATTCATGTTCCTTGCCCTCCTTTTCCATGTCTTTCTCCATCTGTTCCCGTTCGGCAATCACATTTCTATTTGCTTCTGATTCGATCTGATGCAAAATATCTTTAAACACCAGATATTTAACCTCAACCGGAATACTTTCACAGGCATTTACATAATTAATAATGTCATTCTCAAACTCTCGGATTTCTGCGTTAATCATAAACTTTCCACCTTTTCTTTCAGATTTTCTATCTCTTCATGCTGTAACTGCACTGTGGCTACCAGATCTGCAATAAGTTCCGTATATTTCAGTCCGTAATACTTTTTCCCATTGCTGTCTGAAAACGTTTTTGGACAAATATTCCACCCTTTTTCCGCTTTTTTCAAAACATCCTGTGCAATAAATCCATGATGGAACCCATCTTTTTCGAAATTATAACGATACGATTTTGCTCTTAAAGAATAAATAAACTCAGATGATTGCTTTTTGCTTAAATCTAAAATTGTGTTTTTTATTCTTTTGTCAGATCCATTAATTACTCCACCTCTGAATCCACCTACTCCGGTATCTCCGTCTAAATGGATCATCATGTGGTCATTATCGTTTGCGCCTTTATGCAATGAAACCTGATTATATTGAACCGTACATTTATGAACAGGACTTTCAAGCGTCCCTTCCACTGTTCGAAATCCATCCGTTCCCATCTGTACAAGTGTTCCACTGCGTTTAAATTCAATAAGGTTTTCTACAGACTCTTCCGCTTGAATATGCATATATCCCCCGGTCATTTCCATAGAACCTTTTAATTCAAGCAGTTTTGCTTTAATTTTGATACCCTCGGCTGACTGGTTGATTTCTGAAATGACGCTGTCTCTTGTAACTTTGCTTTCGATCCCCTTTGATGTCTGCGTAATCGCACTAGACATATTGGATGAAAGCTGCTTAAGCGTGGTTATCAATGTCCATTTATATTTACCGCTGTTAATTCCGCCATCCGGATCGCAGCCATACAATTTTCCACTATCCTGATCTAAAAAACTGCGTCCATTATATTTGGATGATGCAGGGTAAGTATCTTGGGGTTTTCCAAAACCATAATAATTAATATCATAGCCATCAATATTCCATGCCTTCAACGAAGCACTGACTTCTGACCGTATCTTAGTTGCAGTTACCTCTATATTTCCGGACAAATCGCCCTCTGCTTCGCTTGCTCTCGTAACTTCCGCTGTAATCTTGTCCTCATTAATTTTAATAGCTGCTGCAAGTTCAACTTCCTGCCCCTGTGCTCTTTTTACTTCTGCTGTAATACTGCTCGCATTTTGCGTGATTCTCGATGATAAACCATCCGTTGTATTTTTAACTTCTGTGCGAATTTCGGTTGCGGTCTGCGTGATCTGTGACTGCAATCCCTTCTCAACATCAGTTATCGTGCTCTGTGTCTTTTCAATGGTTCGCTCCAACACATTGCTCTTGCCTTTGAGCTTTAAAATACTTTTCTGTATTCCGTTCGCCCCGTTTGTCCGGTACTCTTCCCCATCCGCTTCCAAATCATCACGCAAAGCCTGTATACCTTTCAGGGTTCTTTTCAGAATATAGGACTCAATCAGTTCATATCTGGTCGGCAGCCGCACTGCATCCCCGACCTCAAGACACGGATTTCCTTTGCAGTCCGCTGTAAACGGGCGGTAAACAATCCCTCTGATCTTGGAAAGGATATTTTTTGCAATGCCTTTCAGTTCTTTTGTGCCTTTGCCATATACAAGAAAATTATCCTCGATCACATAGGCATTGTCTCCGGTACCCACAATCACACCGATATCATTCTTCTGCTCCCGGATCTGTAACTTATTGATTGTTTTAACAAGAAAATCTTCATACTCAGCCGTTATATATAAATCCTTCCCGATACGGTTGCTTTTCGGATCTCTTGGATACAAATTATCCGCCGGATAAAGATCATTCCTTGGATATAATCCCTGTATCTCCTGTTCCAGATAAATATAATGAAACTTCCCGTCACGCCCCATGTGCCCCATACAGCCATTGAGCTCACAAATACAGGACAACACTTCCTTGCCGCTCATAGATTCGCCTATGGTGCTCGATTCCTCTGTATCAGAACTTGTCTCACTGGATGGCGTGACTGCAACTGTTTTTTCAATAGACATGCCGTCATTAACCAGTATAATGTCAGCCTGCTCAATCCCGAAGTGCTTAAAAAAGCTGTCCCGGAATTGCTTCATTGTGACCGGATCATAAACTGTAACAGTCGTAGTTTTTCCATCTTTATCTTTCTGCTGCTCTTTATGGGATGGAAAGACAGTGTTATACCATGCTGCCACATCTGCATTTAAAATGTCATAAAGGGCATCATATGCAACCACATCACGGCACGTTCTGTCTGCCGTGGGCGTATCAGAATCAACCTTATATCGTCCGAACTGGAACGGGATATCTGCATGTCCATCAAGGGACATTCTTACCGTCATCCATCTGCCCTTCATTGGCAAAAATGTATTTGACACCGTGAATTTAATCATGGCGGCTTCGCATGATCCAAACGTCAATTCCTGTTCCGAACACAAACTTTCGGTCAATTCGAATTTTTCTTGGTGTAGCTCTGTATTTGTGATATTGATTTTTCCGTCATCAGATACGATGGATAATTGCTTATCGACCGTATCTTTTTTGAACAAGTCGCCATATTTATAATTAACCACCGTACACACCCCCTATGAAAGCAAGCCGAACTGAATTGTAATGAATTATTCCATCATATGTTCCGTATATCGTAGGCTGAAAATCTGCCATATAGCCGTACTGCGTCACATAATCGTCGTATTCCGGGATATACGCTGTGATATAGCATGCTCTCCCTGTCGCATTTGTGAACTGACTTCGAATATTGTTTAAAACCTCACTAAAAGTCTTATTTGTCAGCATTGCCCGTGTCTCAAACTCCACTTTTAAAGCCTTTAATTCCACGGCATTTCTATGCAGATAACCGTTGGCATCCGTATAATCATCTAAATCCTGCATATTAACATATGGACTATATGATTCCGCTTTCATAAAAGACATTGGCACTATGTAATTTCCAATCTTTAAAAGCCATCCGCTGTATGCCATACGATCACCTCCAATCAAGTTACTCTTTCAGATTTACAAATACGAACACCGTTATCATCACTTAAAAATAAGATTTCAGTTTTTCCGTCCGGCAGAATATCCGCCACAAAGCAATTATTCGGATTTCCTATTGGTGTGCAACTTTCCGGGCACTTGCTCCAGTCTATTGGTTTATATTTTTTCATGGCTATTCTCCTGAAAATAGGTATAAAAATAGCACCTACCACCAATTTGATAGATGTCACTTCTTTTTCTTGATCTATTTTGTAATTACTTCGATATTGGGCGATTTAATCACAATTTTCTCCGGTGTGTGAATTACTTCCGTGTTCCCATACGTAATCATGATCTCTAATTTGTTCATAAAATTTCTCCTAAATTTCATACTCCGGGTATGCTGCTTCCCAAACATTCCTATGGTAGGTATTTACCTCTCCATAATTTGCATCAAAAATCTTTTTCACGCCATATCCAAGTTCAATGCTCTTTTCTTTGAGTTTTCGCCAATTAAATGTTTTCCAGTCCACACCGTTCATTGCTGCAACACGCTTAATAGAATACCAGTCTTTGCTATAGTCAAGTTCCTGCTGCAGCTTTTCATTCTCCTGTTCTGCAATCTGCCTACGCTCTACTTCATCCGCATATGCCCGAAGTGCCGATGGAAAATCTTTCGGGACCTGTCCCCTCTCCATTTCGTTAAAACGCTTTACATATTTTGCTGTGAATAGGATACCTTTTTCTCCTGTAAACTTATTAGCAAGAAAATCACAACCAATCTTGGTAACTTCATAACACGGCATCTTCTTGTTTTGCCCTGTCAAATACGTTGATTTGATGAAATAATCGGTAACGGGAATTTTCCCTTTACCTAATGTTGGTATAATTCCTGCCTGTTTAGTGCTTCCGTCTGGATTTGTTGTCCCTTCCAATTTTTTTAAAATCTCATAGTGCGGAACTTCCATCATTTCTGCAATTTCAACTGTCGTTATCGTGTTCGTATTGTTTTCAAATCCAATTTCATCTTTAGTCATAAGAGCTGTGTATGCCATACTTTCTATCTCCTAAATTTCCGAGCCTTACATTTCGCAAGGCTCAACCTTTAAATTCACGTGCGTTAGGAACATACCCTAACAGGAGTTACACGCTATATATTCAATCCATTTGGATGAATTTTCAAACAAAAAGACCACCAAAGACTGAATCTCTCCAATCTCTGGCGGTCACGAATCCGCACCTATTCCTCATAGGCTTGCAGGACGTCCTAAATTCTTTAGGTCTTACCTGCGTGATTTTTAATTATTGAAATTATATATTTTCTATGTGTGTTTGTCAAACAAAAGTCTCAACTATGTGCTTTCTGTTTTCCTGCACTTTTAAGCACTTTCCATTGTGGATCGTTGCTAAAGTTTTTTCTTTCTTCAAGTTTTATCAATTCTTCCTTAAGTTTTTCATTTTCCTCTTCCAATTTTCGTATCTTCTTTTCACATTCTTTCTTTTCCTTTCTAAGCAAATGTACTTCTTTTTCTAACTCGTCCGCATGAATAAGCGCACTTGATTCTCTGTCAAATAATTCTAGATTTTTGTCAGTAACCTGTTTTATACTTTTACTTGTCTCCCTAAGTTCCCAATCGTATTCTTTCTTATTTTTCTCAATCCTGTATTCAAGAATTTCTATTTGTTCGTTTGCTTTTCTCAACTGTTCCCTGCACTCGATCAGTTCTTGCTCGATGCTTTTATCTTCCATGTAAAATTCCCCCTATAAGGTTCTTATGTAAGGTTCTTATGTAATCTTCAATTACTGTATCTTAATAATTTCTTTTTCATCAGTCCAAATGTTTGTTTCGTACTCCAGTTCTATTGATTGTACTGATACAGGAACAGAATAATATGTATTAAAAGAAACCTTTCTGCCAGAAGATAGATTTACATTAAAGAAATCCTTGTCATCCAATGTATATACTTGATCGCATAATTCATCATCAGCATAACAATGAAAAGCATCTACTCCAACATATTTATCCGAGCCACCTGTATTTTGGAATGTAAACGAAACCATAACATATTTCATTCCGCTTTGCGGAGTGTTTAGACCGTATTCATCGTCATAACCTTTAAAATCTGTATCTATTTCATTGACAACAACATTGAGATCATTTGTTTTGAAAGAATATCCAGCAGTTACCGGTTTGATATTTGATTTTATTTCAGAATTTTGTTCCTCCTCCGTTACAATTTTCTCTGTGTTTTCGTCTACAATTTTGTTTACCTGTTCATCTTTATTTTCCGAATCATTTCCCGCATATATTACCGCTGAAATGACAGCAATAATAAAAATATAAATGACCCATTTTCTGTTTTTGTTATTGTAATTTGGTTCTTTTAAAAATATCCCCATGTACATTCCCCCCCTACCATCTGTGATAGGTTAATTCTACCACAAGTGGCGGTTTTTGTCATTAAAATATTGGAACTGGATTTCTCTGTGTTCTTCTTGCTTCACTCTTCCATTGCTTAACTGTACTGTCATATATTACCTTGCCGTCTAATTCAACTTTAATTCCGCTGTTTTCACTTGTATTCTGTGCGATTTGTGACAGATATGGTGTCAATGCTTCTGATACTGCGCTTTTTACTCCTGCTTTAATTCCTTCTACGATTTGGCTGTTATTCGCAACCGCTGTATTTCCATTGCTAAACTGCCCGACCATTTCTCCGTGATTTGCAAAAAATAAACCATCTTCCGGGAAGCCTCCGGTTGCAAATGTTGGTATTTTCCCGAGGTTAATATTGCCAGCTTGAATTATTTCTTTTCCACCAATATTTACAGAATCCCATGAAAAATACAGTTTTGAATTAAGCCACGTTGCAAAATTATTCCATACCTGCTTAATTCCTGCAACAGCATTATCAAATGCCTGCTTCAATCCGTCAGAAATGCCGCTGAATGTCCAATTATCTTTTGTAAAATACGGTTCTACATGATTTGTCCACCAAGAACCAATTCCAGATGTACTCCACCAGTTACTAAATTCGCCCCATTTTTCAGAAAGACCTTTTTTCATTCCGTCTCCCTGCTCATCCCATCTTTTTTTTGTAAACCATGGCTTCACATGATTTTCCCACCAATTATATATTCCGGTATTCTGCCACCAATCGGAAAACTCATCCCATTTAGCAGACAATCCCTCTTTTATTCCATTCCCTACTTCCATCCACTTTTTCTTTGTGAACCACGGGAAAATATTCTCCTGAATGTAAGTTAAGGCTTCATCCCACTTTTCTTTAATTTTTTCTTTTATACTGTCCATTTCAGCTTTCACTGACAGTTTCTTTTCTCCCCAATATTCTTTTACATCTTCCCACCATGAAGAAACATCCTCTAAAGTTGTTGTTAATTTATTGCGAACGGGTAGTTCTACATTCAATCCCCACCATTCTTTGACATTGTCTTTGAACTCGGAAATCTTCTCCTGTAAATTTGGAAGGACGACATCTGCTCGTAAATCTACATCATCTAATCCGTTTATATTCTTCCATTCATCTATCCACGCCTTTAGATCAAAGCTGTCAGGTACATTTAATTTATTAGGCATATTATCATTGAACTCATTTAATGCTTTTTGGAAATCATCTAATGATTTGTAATCTTCCTTTTTAGGCAGATTTTTGACAAATTCATCAACATTCATTCCATTTCCAATGCCTAATTTGTCCATCACAGTATCATGGCTCAAAACTCCACCGCCATATGCATTAATCCATTCAAACGGATTAAGAAGTTGTTTAAAACTTTCCTGAAGATATTGCAGAAAACCGCCTTTTTCATACGCTTTTTCTAAATTATTAGCATCTTTTTTTATGCTATCTTTTCCAACCGTAAAAGATAACGTTGCCACTACTACAGCAAGTGAAATAGGAATTGCATAAGAGAGCAATGATTTTACCGCCGTTGAACCAAAAGCGGCTGTGAATTTCGCTCCTATTAATTTTCCAATAGTCTCCTTGAGAAGTTTCCCTGTTAACAGTTTGCCTGCAAGTTTCAGGGCAAATGCTCCAAGAAGAATTTCAACTGTCTCAATATCAATGTTTGAAAGAAAATCTTTTACGCCTTTCCAAACATCAGACCACTTGATATTTTCTATCATGGTCTTAATTGTCTTGTAAACTCCCTGTACCCAAGTATTTATATCTTCTGCAAGTGCTTTAAAATCAAATGTTTTGAAGAATTTATTTATTCCCTCTGCCAGTGATTTTCCAAAGTTTGACCAGTCAAATGTCTGACCAAAGGAAAGTGTGGCATAAATCGCCGTATTCAGTGCCCCGGCAATCGTTTTTCCTACATTTCCAAACAGTCTCGGATTGATAAGACCATTAAGGAAATCTGCCAAGCCTTTACCAAAGTTTCTTGCCTTGGAATAAATCTTATCCCAGTTGATAGACTCCATAGCTTTTGATAAGGCATCACTGATGTATTTTCCAAGCTGTTTCAGATTTTTAATATCACTTTCGTAATTTTTAAAAATAGTATCTGTCTTGACAAGTTTACCGCCACTGGCACCGCCTGATGCGCCACCGCCGCCGGAACCGCCCGAACCTTTTTTACCAGAACCATCATTTGTTGTAATCAGTTTCAATTCATCAAACTGACGGACACCCTTATTCATCTTGTCAATGTTCTTTGCCGCCTGTCCGGTACTGTCCGCAACATCATCTGCGCTTTCTGCCGCATCTGAAAAACTATCCGCAAGACCTGCACCGGAATCCTCATATTTCCATCCGAAGATTGCGCCTAAAGCGTTTGTAACCTTTGTAACAAAGCTGATAACAACCAGTAAAACGGAATTGAGTGCTTTTACGAATGGTTTGAAAGCATTGATTAATGCTCCACCAATAACACTGCCAAGCTGTTCGAACGACTGTTTTAAAATTCTGATCTGGTTCGCCCACGAATCAGCAGTACGCGCAAAGTCTCCCTGTGCTGTCTGCGTATTGGCAAGGACGTACTGATACCGGAGCATTGTCTTTTCAGCCTGTGACATAGACTCGATATCAGAATCTAATCCCTGTTTCATCGCCCACTCTTTAAGGGTTGCCTGTGTAAGATCAAGACCGTAATCTCTTAATGGACGTGTCTGTCCGGTAAATATTGCAGCTAAATCCTTCGACACAACATCCTGATCTATGTTATACAGAGATGCCATATCAGCAGTTAATTTTGTTAAATTCAAAGACACATCAGCCATGGAATCAGACAAACCAATATAGCCATCTGTCTGTTTGTTCAAAAACTCATTGGCTTTCTTTATCAAACTGCTGTCAATTCCCATGGCTGTTCCCATTGCTTGGAATCGGCTTGCCGTCTGTTTCAATGTCAGTTCTGACATACCAAACTGACGTATAGAGTCCTGTGCAAACTCATTGACTTTTTTTGACATGTCACCAAAAGTAACATCAACAACGTTCTGAACCTCTGTTAATGCCGATGATATGTCGATTGCATTTTTTATTCCTCTGATCGCTCCGTACAGACCAAGATAAATCCCCATAGAGGATAAAATCTGTCTTGTGAATGACTTGAGTCCGATCAATGCTTTTCCTGTGGATGTCTTAAATCCAAGGAAAGAACCGGAAAGATTACTGATGCTGTTATTTAACCCAGAAATTGCGCCACCAGACCTGTTGGAAAGATTTCCAAGTGCCTGTGTCATTTGTAAAATATTTGCGCTTACATTTGGTGCTTTTGAGAGTGTCTCAAACAGATATTTAAGGTTGTCAGCAAGCAAAGGTATATTTGTTACTGCACGTCCGCTTGCAACGCTTCCAAGCCTTGATATGGCTGTTACAAGGTTGCTCATATTGGTCATATCAAAATTCAATGCACCTATCTTGTTCATCTGGCGTACAAAGTTTTGTAACTGCGCAGATAAAGCCGGCAGATTCTTTGTCGCCTGTGTAGATGCCTTGCCACCAATTTTTGACAGTGCCGACACCATGCTTGTGAGTCCGCTTGTATCAACAGCTTTAACACTTGCTATTCCAGATGCAAGATCTCTCACAGCAGAAGATATTCCGTGGATAGAATTTGCATCAACACCAGAAAATTTATTGAGTGCCCGCACCATTGATGTGATTTCCGAAGATTTACCACCTTTGAACCCGGTAGCTGCATCGGAAATGCTTCTGATTCCGCTTGCAATATTTGAAAGTTTTGCAGTGTCAAACGATATGCTTTCCCGGAGCCTATTCATGCTGTTTACAAGGCTTTCTATGGAATTACTTGCTTTTGCAGAGTCAGCTTTGATTTTTATTTGTAATTCATCAATGTCTGCCATATATGCACCAACTTTCTATGCAAAATAAAAAGACGGTAGGCTGTGACACCTTACCGTCCTTGATCTACTCTTTTAATTTTTCTCTTGTAACCGGTCCGCATTTCTTATCTACTGTAATTCCGACTTTTTTCTGGAATGTTCCAATACCGGTCGCCGTATCATTTCCAAGAATACCGTCCACATTACTGTTTCCCTTTTTATCTTTTTCATCCAGGCATCCGTGATAAATAAGCTCCGTCTGAAGCCATCTCACATCATCCCCTCTCATGCAAGGGAATTTTTTCTTTAAAATCCTTGCAGGTTCCGGGTATGGGTTTAAATGATCTTTTACATTTTTTCTAGGGTTTCCGCTTGTCACAATCGCTGTATGACCTTTTGTTTTTGTGACAAGAACATCTCCATTGTAAAGAACCATTCCTGCCGCATAACCTCCAATGTCATCAAACATGCCACTAGAAAGAAGTACAGATTTTTCATTTGCTGTGGTGAAATTTCCAACATCTTTTCCAGTTGCATGAATAATGCATGCACGTACCGTTGTGCCGCAATCTGCTTCTGTTTTTACTTTTGAATTAATACCATATTTGACAATTCCAAGCCGGTGTCCCTGACAGTAGCCAATATTATCATTATTGCACGCTGTAATCATTGATTCTGCCAGTTTATCCGCCATATCTTTTGTTTTTGGTCTTAACACATACCATCCTTTTTTATGAACATAAAAGTTTTGCATACTTACTTCTGTTCCGGTCTGATCTCCCGGTCTCCCACCGGTCAATTTCCCATTTTCATCATGTCTTGCAGATCCAATTCTCATATTTATACCTCCAAGTTCTTTTCTGGTTTTGGGTGGCTCAACTCATAGTTTGACTGCATAATTTTGAGCTTTGCCACAAATAGCTCTCTCTGTTTCTTAATTTCTTCTTCCGTCATTTCCGAATCATCTTTCCCTTGTTGCTCATTGATTGGTTTTTCAATATACTTTGATTTTGCTTTTCGTCCGGCAAGACAATGTTCTACTGCCACCGATACCGCAGACAATCCGTATGTTCCAAACCACATCCACATCTCATTGTCTCTTTGCTTTTTATCTAAGTTGTAAGCATCCGCATAAGGCTGTAAATCAGCCGGGCAGGACGTGTCTATGTCACGCACGGTAAATCCATACCCTTTTGTAACTAAAAGCCAGAATGGGCGGATTTCCGCACAATATGTTCCCCATGTAAGTTCTCTCTGTTCTTCTACTTTTTCCTCGGAGTTTTCTTCTCCGCTTCTTTCTGATCTGCTTTGAGCAGTTTTGATAAAAAACCGTTTTCAAGCAGCTCCGCTAAAAGTGCATTGTAAAGTACCTGAACATCTGCATCTTCTCCGTCAAAGTAATCATCCAGCATGGCATATACTTTTCCAAGCTGCTGTTCCTTTTCTCCCTCATTGTCCGGATTGTATCCAAGTTCCTCTTTGTGAAACTTCTGCGCGCCTACAAGGATTAACTCTGGAAGAAATAAAAGGATTTCGTCAACCGCTTCGATATCTTCCATCTGGTCTAATTTTGCTACTTTCTTGATAATTCCGCTTTTCACGGTTGCTTCATATCCAAACTTGATCTGTAATTCTTTCTCGCCAAATTTTAATTTTGTCATTTTCTTTCCCTTTCTCCCTCTCATATAGGGAAAGGGCAGTCCGAAGACCGCCCTGTTCTTTTAAATTGTTTCTTCAAGCTCTGGCTCGGTTGTCTGGTTATCGTCAGCCGATCCAACCGAACTATTCGACTGACGTGTTATTCCCCCGGTGTAAAAGCTACAGCGGTGTCCATGCCCTTGTATTCTTCAATGGTAAGATTCATTTCAACCGTCAAAAGTTCGTTCTGACCAATCTCCGGCTGTGGAATCTGCTCTGGCGGCTGAGCCACAACAAAAAACGCGTCGGTAAATCCCGGGATAATAGTTTCAAACCACATTCTTTTCCCGCCGGAAAGCGCTTTATACGCCGTGATAAGTGCTTCCCACTCTTCCTTTGTGGCATCCGTAAGGTTTACCGTGATAGGGAAAGAGCCACCGGTATCTGCGCGACCCTTTACATATCTGGTAATAGCATCTTCTAATGCAGATGCGTCAATCTGTTCCGGCTCAATGTTGATACCGCCGATTGCGTTAATTCTTGTAAGCTGTTTAAACGATGTAGGCTTTGTTCCGGCTGTGGTTTCTGTTCCATAGCCAAACGTAATGCCTAACGTAGACAATCCTGCTTCTGCCATTTTTACCTCTCTTTCTACCGCCAAATAATGCGGTTATCGGGCGCATCTTTTTGCACCCGGTGCATAAAAAATAGAGCCTTTCGGCTCTTTTACATCAATCTGTCGTTGGCTCCGATTATCCGCCGGAACCTTGCAACGCTTCTAAATTTTTTCTCACTGTCATTTTTAAACTCCGGCATTGCTGTGATTTGAAATCGCATCTGTTTAAAGGCATCAGCTAAAATAGCCATAATCCCTTTTGCATCGCTCTGCTTTGTGTTTGTAATGACGTCAACCTGTATTGTTTCCTGCACCGCATTTACGGATGTGCCCTCTAAATCTGCCCCACGTTCAAGCCCCGGCATCTCGTGAATGTAAATGGTCGGGAAAACAGGGTCTTTATCAAGGTTCTTTTCAACCGTTGTAAATGCAGTGTCAAAATTCATGCTTTTGTATTTTTTCTTGAGTTTTGGTTTGGCTATCGTTGCAACATTGGAGAAAATGTTTATTTCAAGGTCAAATACCCACTGGTTTCCTGCCATTATCCAAACACCTCCTTCGCTGTCTGTGTAACAATCTGCCGCAACTCATTTGCGGTCAGATACATGAATGGTCGGCTTGGCATTCCCTCTGTAAACCACCAATCGCCATTGTCGTCCTGATAAAACCATCCATATCTTCCATCTGAAATCTGATGGATAGTTTTTCCACTTGCATACTGCCACGAAACGCCATCCGGCAGTTTCCCTGGATAAGGATTTTGCTGTCCTACGGTTCCTGTTCCAAATTCAACAAACATTGCATGGTCCGTCCCGGCAACTACCGCCCATATCCCGCCTCCTTTGGTACTTCCCTTGTATTCTGAATGAATACTGGAAATCAATTCTGATGTGAATATTGCGTCAAGGTCAGCAATTTGTACTCTGGCAATCTCTACGCCCTTTTCCGCGAGTTTTTCTGCCAATAGCTGGCATTTATATGTCAAGCTGTTTTTATAGGCTCTAAGCTCTCGTATGGCGTTCTGAATAGACTTTTCAGACAGGCTCATTGTGATTACTTTCTTCCCCATGCCACACCTACTTCACATTTTTTTGTAACAAGAACAAATCAACCGTCAATCCCTCGTCTGCGACACCTTTTACGATGTAATCAGCCGAATTTTCGTCAACGATTGTATTCTCTTCATCTTTGTACTTTACGTCTGATCGTTTCCATACCAAAGATCCGACGCTCAATGGAAGCTTTCCTTTGTCTTCTACGATCTGAACAAAATTTGTAGAGTTATCTACGCCAAATTCTTTTATAAGTGCTTCGCTCAACTTATTGCTGATCGAAGAATAAAAAACCACAGGCTTTTCATAACCTGTGGTATACTCTCCGGTTGTCTTCGGTATCTTGTTCCCGTCATCATCAAGGTAATAAATTACATTACCATCAGAATCCGTGTACGAAGAATATTCGATGTTACCATCATCATCCGTCACATATACCGGCACCTTGCCGCTTTGCTGCGAATAACTCATTTTTTGCTTATTGATCTCAAGCATTTCACTTCACATCCTTGCCGAACCGTTTCCACAGCTCAGAAAGCTTTTCCCATCCATACATTGCGACAAACGCAACAATAAATCCTGCAATAATAGCTGCCAAGATCATATACCATAAAATTGATGTCTGGATGTACTGCATGTATGCCACAAACGCAGCGACCGTGATTCCGATAGAAAGAACAAATACCAAAATGTCCGTTGGAATCTTAGAAAATACGCCTACACCTTTGATTACCTGTGTTACCACAGACACAACAAATGCCAGCGCACCAATGATTGCCAGAATAATTGTCATATTTGCAATTACAGACTGTATAATATCCATGATTAAACCTCCTTTTCATCATTAAGACGGGTTTCTATCCCGTCAATTCTGTGATGCGCCGATTTCACACTTTCCTCCACCTTTATGATTCTGTTGTCATGAGAATTTATTTCTTTTCGCATCTCAGATACTTCATTTTTGATCTCGGTCGTGTTGTTTGAAATGGCATCCAACTTCATGTTAATGCGTGTGTTCTCCCGCACGCGCTCTTCAAGATCCGTGTTGTCTGTCCTTTTGTTGCTCTTCAAGCCCATAAAGACGGAAAAACCAAGCGACAGCACGCTTATAATGATTGCTGTTGATATTTCAATCGTCAAATCATATACCGCCTTTCATTTTTTATGGCACACCGTCCACCACCGCTCAATGTGTGCCGCCTGCTACGTTTTGCCAACATCGGCAAAACGTAACGCACAATCTTCTAAACTCCTCGAAATCGATGAGTTATAATGATTTTACAAACGGAAATACAAAGACAAACAAGCTTTCCCTGTCTTTCCAGCTACGGCTCACTCCGTTTTCTGAATAGCTTGCCATATAGGCTTCTCCTGCCTGTGAATGGTCGTACACGGCTAAATTGACGATTACATCCTCAAACTGTTTCAAGTCTTCGGATATTTTTTCATCCGTGTAGCTTTCCGGGTAATTCCGCTTGCTTACCACTTCATTTCTTGCCTGCTTGATAAGCTGTTCAATGTAAGGGTTATCTTCTTTCTGGTCGAACACGACAACATCAGAAGTAACACCATCTTCGTCCGTAACGGTTTCAATATGAAATTGTTTCAGTCTGATTTTGACCTGCTCTAATGTTGTATATTCGTCCATTCTTCCCTACCTATAATCCAAACTGCTCGATCAAAATGCGTTTCAGTTCCGCTCCACTGATTTCTTCTGCACCCTCGATCCCATGTTCAGCGGCAAGTGCCTGTAAATCAGCAGTGCTCATTCTGTTAATCTCTGTCTTGGTGTACGCGCCGGAAGATTTCTCTCCCGAAACAATGTCCGGGATTTCATCTCCTGCTTTATACCATCTTCCATTGCGCTTTACTGTATATTCAGCAATCATACCGCACCTCCTACGCAACTTTCATGACAACAACGCTGTCCATGCCCTCAAAAGTAGGCAATCCGATCATTGACACAATGCAATGCGTGTTGATCGGATGATTTGTTGCGTATGTATATACCGAAATGCCGGTTTCTACAATAGAAAGGTTTCCGTCTGTTAAACTTCCGCTTCTCTCTTCCGGTGTCTTTCCAAAGACATAATCTCCAAGGTACACGCCGGATGACTGCGCTGAAATAACTCCTGTAGGAATAAAATATTTGGTGGCACCGTCTGCCGGGTCGATGTAAAGTTTGTCGTAAACTTCAATCTCGATGCCGTATCCTCTAAGATACTCTGTAACCTGCCCCTGCTGTAAACGAATACCTCCATTGTAAGCAGTAATTCCAAGCACCTGTTTCTTTGTGTCTTCTGCCTTAAGAACCATCTCCCACGTTTCTGTATTCATGCTAAAACGTGCAAGGGAATATCCGGTTTTCTTTGCAAACTCACGTTTAATCTCGATAAGGTCATCAAGTGGCGTTGCTGTTTCGGATGCAGACCATTTATCGGTATCGCTTCCAGAAATATCTTTGTAATGGTCTCTCTTGTGCGATACTCCATTATCGGAAGTATAATCAACATAGTAGCTCTTGCCACCAATTGTTACCTGTACTCTTGGAATACCATCAGATGGTGCTAATAACTGCCAAATCTGGCGTTCCGGCACTACTCTTGCGCCCTCAATCAGCATCATCGGTTTTTTGCTGATTTCTCTAAGCACCTGGTTTGCCATGTTGGAATTTTCTGCCGACTGGTAATTTGCATACTCCTGCTCTTCACGCTCTGTTACCATGTAAGATTCACGGTAGAACGGCATCTCGTTCTGAATATCCGAAAATCCACCGACATCTCTTAACTCTGCCTGCGCATCAAAATTGGATGCCTTTAATGATACCGGAAGACCGTTTTTCCCTTTGATAAATCTAAGTTCAAGGCTGTCCTGTTTTCTGGTTCCAAATTTCTGTCTACCTAAGTAAGGCGCAGAACCAAGCGTTTTTTCATAATTATTCCACATAACCCCAAGACTTCTTGCGGTAAATGCTTCTGCTAATGGTAATGCCATTCTCTAATACCTCCATTTCTTAATCAAAAAAAGTGACACGCGGTGTTGCTGCTTTTGCAGTTGCTTCTACGGTCACTCCATTTGCCGTTACCTTTGCGCTGTCAATAGAACCCTGATATACATAAGTTCCAGGCGCATCTCCCATTGTTACGTCAACATCTTCCAGAAGATACCCTTTGCAAGATTCGTCATTGCTTGGGAACGGTGTCCCTGCCTTTGCAATCTTCTTTCCGTTTGCATCGGCACTTGTTACCATTGTCTGCGGAACGATGCACGCCGCACCCTCATAAGGAAAGAATTTTAAAATTCCTTTACTCTGTGTAAAGTCTCTTTCAATTGGTTTTCCCATAATTTACCTCCTATAAAACATAATGGTCTTTGGCTTCTGCATTTTTTGCCGGTTCGCCAAAACTGATTTTTTCTGCGTTCTCTACGTCCGCAGTTTTTTTATTTTCTCCACCTGCAGTACCGCCGCCCGGATTTTCAGAATTATTTGCAATCTCCTGTTCCTTTGCCTGCGCTGCCGCGGTTTCCTTTTCGGCTGTAATCTTTCCAAGAGCGTCATAATCAAGGCTTCCATTATCCTTGACAACGGATTTTGCCTGCTCTGCATTGATTTTTAACTTTTCCATCAATGCTTCGCGCTGGTCTCTAATGGCGTTTTTCTTCTGCATATCTGCAATCTGCTGATTTGCTGTCTCTAACGCCTTGTTTGCTTTTTCAAGTTCCGTGAGGTTTCCTGCTTCCATTTCATCCAGCTTTTTCTGCAACTCATCTGCGCTGTCTGCCTTTGCCTTAAGCTCTGCTGCTTTTGCCTGTTCTCTCTGTACGGCACTGCCGTAATCAGCAATGATTTTCTCAACATTTTCCTCACTGATACCCATTGCAATTAACTCTTCTCTTTTCATTGATTACCTCCGATATGTCTTTACGAATTTTTGCGGTGCAACGACACCGAATGACACTGTTGATTTTTACGCTCACAACTTTGCGAATTTTTATAAAATAAAAACAGCCACCGATTACTCGGTAGCTGTCTTATTTTGCTGTTTATTTAATTGGTTTACAATTTCCTGTGCTTTTTGTTCCTGCTCTTCTGCATTATCAATTGTTTTCCACAACGCATCTATATATGGCTTAGACAAGAGGAATGTCTTTTCAGCATCTCCCCAAAGCCCCACCGTTTTAATGGCAATAAGAGGATGTATGCCGCACTCTAAAAGCTGATATAGTGTTTGCGACTTTGTATACATATTGTCTTGCGGGCTATGATTGATTTGCACATCAAAATCCCTCATTGACAATTTCAAATCATTGTCCTTAACGCGTATTACATTTAAGACAACTTTTGCAAGTCTCTTCTCTGCCGATTTCACAATTGGGTCTTTTAATTTTGCTCTTGTCTTTGAAAAATCCCATCCAGCCCTTAATGATACTGCTCCTTGTGTATCTCCTCCAGAGTTTTGGGACTCTCTGTTTGGTATTGCTAATATTGCCAAGGCATTGTCCCACAAATCATCTTTTGCCACCTGACACTGGCTCTGATTTAGTTCCTGCGTCATAATCTCAACATCGGCTTTGTTATCCTTGTTATTGGACTTTACCGTCAAAGCATGTCTCATTTTCATCTCTTCAAACGTTTTTTGGTCGATTTCACAGTTCACAAACTTGACCCAGTACTGAACAAACTGCTCAATTCCATCCATTCTGTTTGACTGCATATTGTTTATGGCATCCAAAATACCTATGACAAGCTCAATATCAGAAATTCTCTCATGATTATTTGGAAACTCAACAATAGGTATACTTCCAAATGCATGCAATTTCCATTCAGAAACTACTCCGTTTTGAAGTTTACATGAATAGTTGTCCGTATAGCACAGTTTGTACCATCTTCCATCTTCGTCTTTAAGCTCCTGCACCGCAACCACCGGTTCTTCCGTGCTCCGATTATAAATAACACACGTATTCATTGGAGTAGGCGCAACAATTTGAAATGGTATTTCTCCATTTGCAAATCTTACCGCCTTAAAAGATGTTCCGGTTGCTGACTGCCACTCTCCTGCTTTAATGTCTTTTTCCTGTTTATTCGCATCCACAAGATAGTCATTCAGCGCATCCACTGCCCGATTAATTTCATCATCATCTTTTCGACTGATAAACTGTATTGGCTCGCCATATGTCTGTCCTACTTTGAACTGAACAATCTCATACGCATGATTTTCTACTATTTTGTTTGTAATATCAGCATTTTGCACCTTTACACGGTATAAAACAGGCTGGTCACCTTTGTAATATCGCCAAAGATATTCTATGATGGTTTTGTTGTAATAAAAATTTCCGATGCAGTCTCCCACCACATTGACAATATTATCTGCTGTGATGGTTTCAACATCTGTATATAAAATTTTTCTACCATAACAGCCTTTAACAAGGTCTTGGAGAGATTTGTCATTTCTCATTTTTTTCTCCTAAATAAAGGTCATTCCGCTGGATGTTGCACGAAACGGAAGAGATTTTAATTCTGTTTTTCCATTCTCCGGATAAAAAACAACTTTCTTGTGGCATTTTCTGCACTCAACAGAAATTTGCATTGTTGAACGCCCATCGTGTGTGGCAACTTTTCTTCCGCAACGCGGGCAATATATTGTTTTTGGTGTATATACCATAAAGTCCTCTTTTCTTTGCAAAAGAAAAAGCACCGGAGATTTCTCTACGATGCTTTTATAAATTGGGGGAGGTGAAGTATTCAACTTTTGTTGCTTTCTTCGATTATAACTATATCAGAAAAAAAACGGACATATCGGACAACTTTACTCTTTCATAAATCTATCGAACGCTTTTCTAACGCTGTCTTCTGTGTTATTGCCTCCTATTTGGTCGGCAACCTTATTCCAAGATTGATTTTCTAAAAATCTAAGGTTAATTATTCTTCTAATTCTGCTATCTTTTATATTTGCAATAAACTCTTCTACTTCATTTGTTTTTTCAAGAAGTTCGTTTTCCAAAATTTCGAGGGTGGTTTTTCTGGAATATAACAAGGTTTTTTTGTGCCTATATTCTGGCAATGGTATTCCTTCTATTTTAAAATGTTGGTTTCCACCATTTCCGCCAGAAACGCTATCAATAACCGTTCCTTCCTGTTCAATTTTTTCTATGTATTTTTCAAGCTTTTCAATTTTATTCCTTACTTCTTTTACTTCTTCTCTTAAATCTAAGTATTGATTTAAAATATCTTTGTTTACCATATCAATACCTCCTAAACGGATTTACTGCCGCTTCTACTTTGGCTACGTTATTTCCATTTGTCACTCTAAGCGCAAAGTTTGAAAATACATCCGGCACATCATCCAACTGCTTTTTACCGGACACTGAATATCTCTTGAGAAGAGACATCATTACTCCATATGGATCATTTGGCTTATATAATGATGGGTCTTTAAATATAACGTGCTGCAATATCCAGTTTGAGCACTGAAAAATCCTTGCTTCCTTATTTGTCTCCGTCGGTGTATCTGTGATATTGCATATCCATCCTTTGGCTTCCACTCGCTTGTTTACTTCCATTGCGACACGGTCTCCGCCGGCGTTTCTCTCAAATTCACATTCCTGCACTTTGTTGTTTGTCAAAACATTTGCTGCATTTTCATACTGCATCTCATAATCTGCCGTGTTATCGCAAACACAATCTACACAGTAGTAATCCTCTCCGTATTTTTGCAATACCGGCAAAACAAAGTAATCCGTTCCTTTTCCCTTTGTATCGCATTGACCGGTTACAATTTCTGGTTCTCCATGTGGCAAATTAAGATACCGACGTATTTTATCTTCCGGAAATAGCAATCCCTCTCGCTCAATCGGTTCCTGTTTGTAAAGGCATCTATATGATATGTCGTCCATCAATAATTGTTGATCTTCAAAAAACTCTTTTGTAAAACCGGAAAACTCATATTCAAAATTGCTTTCTCCTGTAACTGGGTCTACATCTGGTACCGCAATAACCTTTACTCTCGGATTGCCCTCGTACATATTTTGGATGCGCCCTATAACGTCGTGTACGCTCCATCTTGTGGCAATATGTATTTCCTTGCAGTTCTTACCGTCCGTGTCCTGTATCTTTCTCTGGCGGGCATCTACGGCATATTTATCCCATAATTTATCAAGGATAATAGGATTCATTGCTTCTTCGATACCGCCTATCATATCGTCAACCAGTAAAAACTTAGAAGCCCTTACTTTACCTGCATTCTTACTACCAACAGACGTACATTGTACGGATGGAAACGATTTGTACTTCCCGACATTAAACTGCTCCATCTTTGCATTTGTGCTTGTCACTGAAAGATCCGGAAAAATTTCATTCCATGTATACTCTTCCGCGTTTGTAACGATATCGTACACGCCGTCGTAATACATTCTGGTAATATCTCCGCTGTGCGAATAAAAAAGACTGAAATCTCTCGGAAACCATCCGGCAACAAGTGCGTGAAACATTTTTTCTACCGTTGTTTTTCCTGCTCCCGGAACAAGGGATACGCACAGGATGTCATATTTATCATCAATCATGCCTTGTAAAGCCTGTGTAAGCCCTATTTTGAGAAATTGATTTCTTCTTGGCATATAAAACCGTTCTTTAGGCTCTCTTTTATTTTCCAAATACTGGAAAGCACTATCCACAACTTTGTTTTGCGCTTCCAAAAGCAAAATCCCGTAATATTTGTCCAGAATTTCATAAGATATCTTGTTTTGGAATGAATATTTCTCTAAATCCCATGGTGTGCCACCTGTAGATTGAAAGATAAACTGCTCCGTCAGTTCTTTCGATCTGGCAGAAACCTTTAATCCATACTCAACATCCTTTTCCGTCAGAATGGCTACCCTTGCCGCTTCTGCCATGGCATCCATAACCTGTTCATCAATGCCATGCACCTGTATGTAATTTTCATATCCATTTACTGTGGAAATTAGGCTTGAACTTGCCAAAAGAAAAGCACCTCCGCAAAAGCAGAAGTGCCTTAAGACCTCTGCCAATAATTTTTGTTGGTTAGCGACTAACTCCATTTGTTAGCCGGTAATATCATCTAATCAATATCCGCAATACTTTCTACAAAGCAGTTATAATAGAGATTTCTGATATTTTCACAATATCTCCCTAAATTCTTGCAACTACGTGTTCTTTTGCAATTTCTTCTTTTTCCGGGTCGTAAATAACCGAACCGTTTTTATCAGTCTTATACTTATCAAATTCACAAGAAATTTTTATGTATGGGTATCTCAATGGCGTGCAGTCAGCATGGAAATCAATATTATACACTCCCTTTTGCCATTTTCCGTTAGCATAAATCTTTGTGTAACCGCCTTTTCTAGTTTTGATTATGATTTTTGAACGTGTTTTCTTCATTTCCAATGCACCTTGAACCCTTTCGCCGTATAATTACCAACTGCCTGTTTCAGCTCTTCCTTGCTTTTATATTCCTCTCGAAGCATGATTGCTACCTTGTTCTTCTCAATGGCGTATATGCCGCAGGTAACCGCTTTGCTCGCCGTATCAAGAACTGCTTTGTACTGTTTGCTGTTCATCTCGTATGTGCTGTTATTGATATTGACAATCATGCTTCATACACTCCTTCTCTTCCTTATGAGTTTGCATCAACATTTTTTAGATATTCAATGAAACTCATTTCAGCCCCCTCGCATGTTAAACCTTCAATAGGATTTTTGTGATAGTTTTCACGAAAATACCTCAATGCCTGTTCTTTTTCTTTTTCTGAATAAGAGTCCCATTTTGATATCCCAGATTTGTTTTTGAAAAATTCGCAATCGTGTTCTTTATAAGCAAATCCTACTGGAGGAATATACTTTTCTGGATGGTTACAAAATTCTATCGTTTTTTTCAAAAATTCATTCCATTCAATTCCAAAATAAGCACATTCATAGCATGTCATTCTTCCACCAACTTTCTACCACACATCGGGCAAAATTCAATTTCCATTGCTATCGCTACGTTCATTCCATTGCTACAACATTTAGCATACTGTGGACATTTATCAATATGGCATTGAATAACATTTATATAGCCCAATTTTTTGATTTTAAATTCTCCATATGCAGTTTTATATGATTCTTTCCCATTACAAAAATCACACATTTTCAACACCTATCCCTGCATCTGTGATAAATAACTTTTCCTCTTACATTCGCTTCATATGCTCTTCCAAGTGACCGAACAAACAGATATTTCTTTTTCTCACAATCCATATAATCCAAGGAATTCATATATGGCTCCAATTCGTTTGAAAGCTGTTCCACAAAATCCTTGATATGCTTGAATGCCTTAATTGCCTGTTCTTGTATAAACAAAACTATTGCTTTCCATGTATCAATTACTTTTACGGCATACTCAAGAATCATTTCTCCTAATTTTCGATACCATAATTTGAACTCGACAACCATATATCCTTGCAATTCAATAACTTTTTTCTGATCTTCTGACACATTAAGATCCATACTCACACCTCAACACCATCGCATTTTACATAAGAACCAAGACCTTTAATGTAATGGCTTCTCGTATCTTCAATATTTCTGCAATCTATGACTTTCCCCTCGTCAATACACTCTTGCAAGTATTTGCATTTATCGCATTTCGTATCTTTCTCAATGCGCGGTGTAGGATCTGCTTTTTGCTTTTTCTTGAATATTTTTTTAATAATTTTCCATAATCTCATTTCCGCACCTCAATCAAAACGTCAATCAGTTCTTCCAGTTCTTTTTCTGTCTTTTCTTTTGGAGTTTTTCTAAATCTTGTGGAAACATATTCCAAAATGGCTTTTATCTTCAAACATTCTCCTGGACAAGGAATATAATCATTTGGTCTCGCAGTTTCTTTGCAGATATACTCTGCATTTTCCATGCCAAGACAGTATAAACGACCGGAATATATGGGTAATGCACTGCATTTGAATAATTCAGCCTTAATCACTAAATGTTCTTTGTCGTATTCAAAATTCTTATCATGTGCCTTTAATTTTTCTTTGATTTCATCAAGAAACTCAACGCATTGCTTTGTTGAATAGCCAACATAAACAAATTCAAAATACATACTCACACCCCATTTTGCGTAAAAAATACCAACCATCGAATAGCGGCACAAGGAATCGAACCTTGTCATACCAAACCATGCCAACCGCTTTCAAATCTGCAATTTCTATTCACGGAAGGGTTTTATGTTACCAATGATACCGCTTACCATCCATACATCTTCCATCGACCTGAACTATTGCAGTAGTGCCAGACTAAGTGAAGATAAGGAATTGATGTGGCGTGGATTTGCACCACGCAGGAGTGTACAATCTGGTCATCTATGTTGTCGGTTTCAACCAATTCTCTACGACAATTCCGTTTACCTATTCCGTCACACATCAACACCCAATTTTGTTCGGGCAAACGCAGTGTGTAGGATTCGAACCTACAAGGCGAATAAACGCCCGACCGGATAGCAACCGGCTCCAATTCCATTATGGGAACACTGCATCTTGATGGTGCGATTTCTTAAACAACCCATCCATTACAACTGTCTACCACGCACCTGCCAAACAGTGTTTTTAGGGAGTTGAGTGAAATAGGGAAGAGAGGAATCGAACCTCTATTGTTTACCACTTGGAAACTGATTTACAGTCAGCCGCAACACCGCCAATCGTTGCCGCTTCCCCAAAATGCGCGGACACCTCACTCCATATCTCTGTACGCGACCGCGCTACGCATACAGTATCAGATCAGCTCGGCACCATCGGAACGGAAGGATTCGAACCTTCAATCCGGCTCTCGTTGTTGTTTTCCGTGTACACGCCACTTTTACCAATTAAGCTACGTTCCGAAACCGCCATCAGACGGTTAGCAATAATGTTTATCGTGCCATGCGTTGCACTAGGCATACAAAATGCCGATTACAGCCAAACCATAGAGCGCATGCAAGCAAACAGCATAATTTGACCGCTTAGACAGGCAAGGATTCGAACCTTGCATTATCGGCTTCAGAAAAGGTGTGGTTGCTGACTACGGATGATCGCCCGTCTGCCACTTGGCAACACTCTTACCGATAGGTTTCTTTACCTGCAATACCCATTCTGCCACTGCCTAACTATATGGGGGAATTATATCTTTGACAGCTCAGGCACCGTGGGATAGGCACCCGAACTATCAAGTCTGACTGCTATATGGATTGCTTGTCAGCAAATTACGGAACGATCATCATTCATCACCATATAGTCTTACGCCTAATGCCGCGCTCCGCGGCAAATACCACCGGACGGTCTCGCACCGTCCTTAACAGAATCGTCCTAGTGGCGAAAGGAGAAATACGAACTTTTCGTATTCCGAGATAAGCTTTACACTTATCTCTCAATCGGAACGGCAGGACTTGAACCTGCGACCGCTCGGATATAAGCCGAGTGCTCTACCATCTGCGCTACGTTCCGTCACAGCGCGCATAGCGCGCCGTTTATGATAGTATTTTTGATCTTTTTATTTTGCCGACGTCCACTAACACCGAATAATTGCTTACGCCGAGTTTTTTCTTGCAAAAACCGAATGCCAGTGGACTTAAGCTATACTGGATGCTCCGACTTCTCAGACTGGTGCTCAGCGTCACTATCCAGATTGAGTAAATCTCCGGTGCTGTCCGGTTCCTTTGATTTTGTTATATGTATTCTTTCCTCTGCACAAATGATAGGCAGCTGAAAGCAAATACCAAATATTGGACTATAAAACATTCTGTTACCTCCACATCAGAAACATGTTCAGCAACAGTAACATCACAAGTACCCATAATGCAATTGCTGTTTCTTTGTCTTTGGATTCTCTGCCAGATACAAATAGTATCAGCATAAAAATAACATCCAGCGTCGATATAATCGTTTTAATAATTACCATGGTTGTTTTCCTCTCACAAGTTTCTTTAGCAGGATTCGAACCTGCGAATACTGGAATCAAAATCCAGTGCCTTACCGCTTGGCGATAGCGCTATATTAACACTACTTTTCCGGCATGTAATAGACCATGTTATCAAATACAGTTATTCCCATACAAGGATCATTCATCTCAACGCATCTGATCGATATGTTTTTAGATACTGCAAACATTTCAGCCACCTGTTGTTTATCCATGTTTGTGCTAATAACTTGAAAAGCCGAAAATGCCTTGTGCATATCAGAGAATACTTCTTTTTCTCTACCTAAATTTGCATACGTCCCAATGGTAAACGTTTTTCCATCAACCATAGCAGTTATCATTCCATGATTTGCTGTGAATACCGCTCGGTCAAAATCAAGCGAAACGTCTTTGCTTTGTGATACTACTCTCATACTTTTCCATCCAATCTCTTTTTGTTTTTGAGGATATTTAAAGGACTTAGTAGCGCTGATTTTCTCAACCTATCAAACCCCCTCCCCCTCCATGCAGAATCATGCTTTGAACATTGATAAATTGTTTGAATTGTTCGTTCAATTCCATTCGTATTTTACAACTATTCGCAAAACCCTTGTTTTGCGTAATGTATCAACGATTTAATGCGCCTTAAGACCATTAAACACTGGGTTTTAAATTGTTTGAATTGTCTATTGCGTTTTTCTCGCTTTTTTCAACCAGAATTGTCGGAGTTGTTCGGCAATCCTATACAATTATTAGCCCCAAGATGTGGCAGTTCTTCGGCTGTCAGCGCTCTTGCTCTGGATCCCTGGTCTCTTACTCCAGGCATATTAAAGCCGCAATACTTGTTGAGTGATGGCATGTAGTTCATTGGGTTTCCTTTGCCGGAAACTTGTAAACCTACCAAACTTTCCTCACGCATTTCGTCAATCTTTTTGCAAATGTCGGAACCTGATGAGCCTAGCTGCACGCCGTTAACCCATCCATTTAACGTATCTCTATGTATTCCAGTAAAGAATGTGAACCCAACAATATTCACTACTTTCTCGTAGTCATTACACAGGTCTATATATATATCTAATACCTCGTTAACCTTATCTGTATCATAGGCATTATTAATATTATTATCATCCTTTAGGTACTTTGGATTAACTTTAAATACATTCTCATAGACATATTTACAACAGTTATACCATCTGTTCTGCGATACTTTGCATAAATCCTCTATATGTCTCTCTTCCATCCAGAGATTTATATACATGTCAATATCACTTTTAAAAACATCAACGGTATTATTATTTATTTCCTGCATTTCAACTGCTGACAT